TCAGAAGCAATTCTGACAACAATATGCTGCAGTAATTCATTTGATTGGTTCATCTTGATTTTCCTGTTTAAGGATTAAAGAAACAAAAAAACCTGGCAGACAATTGAATATCATCTACCAGGCAAAAAAAGTTTAAGCTATTTCAGCAAGTTCATTCCTTATGTTGTCAGGCAATAAACTAAGCCATAAATCAGAATTTTGAATCTCTGATACTTTCACTTGCTTCTCGTAAGTTGATTGGCTTTGATGATCTTTTTCAGTTTCTTTCAGTGCCACAAGTTTTTGATGTGACGACCAAAAAGTTAAAGCTGAATTAAGATCATACAAAGTAATATTTCCGTTACCAGTGCGAGTCAAAGATTCAAGTCTAGCTTGTTCCTTGATTAAATCACCAGTCCTGGACAAACCTGATTTACTCTTCCTACTTTCCTTTTTTGCAGTATCGGCAAAACCTGCATTTTTCAAGATATTATTAATCAGTTCATCGTCAACTATCACATCAACTTCAGATCTGATTTTTTTCATGGCTACATGAAATTCATGCTTTGCGTTTAATAGGAACAAATCAATCGAATGTCCTAACAAACCCAGGTTTGTGTTTTCGTAGTGCTTACCTCCTAAGACAGTCTTAGGAGATTGAATCATCATGCCGTTAGTGCAAACTAGATCTAGGATTTTACTTACTATCGTAGTTTTAACAGTACCGAAACCTGTTGATAGTTGAAGAACAAATCTAGATTTAGTAGTAAGATTGGCGAGAACAAGATCTTCAGCCAATCTAGGAAAGTGAATTTCCCAGGATAGACAAGTTGAATCAAAAGCACTAAATTCTTTTACTTGAATATCTTGTAGTTCATCAGAAGAGAAATGTACTGGTAGATAGTCTTGAAAAGTCTTTAAAAGATCTTTTGCTTGCAGACAATGGAACTTTGGCCCAACGGTTTGCCATATATGAGTCAAATCCATGTTGTTACCGTACTTGTTAAATCGATTTAATGTGAACCGATCTTTTTCTATTCTTCCATCTTGATGGATAATAGGTTCAGAATTTTTTACTACATTAAAAACAGTCTTTTCGGAGCACTGGCTCAGAATATCAATCATTCCTTTTTTCTTGGAAACAAATTGCCCTTTTTCATTTCTTTCAGTCATCTTGATTTTCCTGTTAAGGATTTAAAAAATATACAAAACAAAATAATTATTTATCTGTTTTGTGCTGCATTCAAAAACTAAATAATTAAATACAGCATCAAAAAGACAAAAAAAAGCCTAGTGGTTAAGTTCACTAGGCTTTACTGATTATAATGGTTTTCTAGGGTAAAACTTATTTTCCCCCCAACTTTCAATAATAAAATCAAAATCTGTTTCGTAAACTGTTTTTTGTATATTTTCTCCGTTTACAGTGTCATTCAATAGAGAAATTTCCTGCTTTACCATGTCAACATAGCAAACAAATTCACTTCCTTCCCACATTGGGGTATAACAATTTTTCTTTTCAGATAAAGACTCAGGATGGTGTTTACCTATCGATACTCTTCCGATAGGGTAGCCCACTTTTTCCGCCACCTTATTCCTTAGATAATAGAGTGTATCATCACACTCTTCTATGCACTCAGAAGAGTGCATGTCTACAAACTCATTAACGGTGCAATGGATTTTTCCACCATTGACAAGGAAAAACCCAATCTCAGAACTAGGGATAGGCGAAGTATTTACATTGAACTTATTCATTTTGATTTTCCTTTATAGGATTAAAAAATTAAGCGTAGCTTGCCCGTTGTGCTTCCATGCACAAGTCAATACTAGTTTATCTAAGAAATAAAATCAATAAAAAATATATTGATTTAATTTATTTAATGAAATCAAGTACAAACAGCCAAAAAGTTATAAATCCGATAATAGCGTAGAAGTGAAGCATATTTTTATGCTCCTTGACTAGCTAAATTATTGATATTATTTAAGTAATTCTTTTTAGTTCTTTCAATTATTGGGATTGCAATTGATTTTGCCTTGCTTCCTTTACTTCCTCGGCACAAACCGCACGATTTGCAATTAACTGATTTTAAATAACTTTCTGGACAGACGATCTCATAACTCCAGTCTATTTGGTCATAGCTAGTTATCGTTCTATAGGTTCTTAGATTATTGCTCCAGGCAACTTTTGCCTGTTTTATATTATCGCAACTAACCATACAAAAATCTGCTAAATATTTATTTTCATTAATTATTTTATTATTATCATCTAAAATTTGGTGAGAATAGCCAGTATGATTTTTAATTTCATAATTATAAATTAAATTCAGCCAAACTTCTGAAGGAACTGCACCTGGATCACCGTAACTACCAATCCTCAAACTTTCCCCAAATAACATTATTCTCAAATCTTCCTTTGTTAAGTGAGAATATTTTCCTCGTTTGTATGCCCTATAAATATTATTCAAAAATAAAAGATTAACGTAGCAGGAACGACCTTCAGCAGTACCTTTTTTACTGTTTAAATCAACAAATCCTCGATGAATGCAACTTTTACAGATAGAATAATCTTCACCAATCTTGCTTGCTACCGTTGGAGCAATATCTTGTCTTATGATATTAGTTTGCAGCATATCTCCGGTTTTTGTGTTGTTAGATCTATTCAGTTTACCTGATAAAATAACAACTATAGGTTTTCCATCTACTAAAGATTTTCCTTCATATATAATACCTGCATTTTTCATTTTGATTTCCTTATATAGGATTAAAAAAATAAGAACATAAAAACAACCAAACAAAAGCACTTAGTCAATTTTTGTTCCTCAATTTTTTACTTTAAATAAGGAAGATAAAAAATTTAGTTTATACAAGGAAAATAAAACGGAAGAAAATTTACTCACAAAATGATAATTTTCTCACAATAAATTTACTTGCTAAAAAATAAATTTATTTTTCTATGAGAAAGTAATTTTCTTCTTTTATGAGAAAAATTTTCTGAATTTTTTGAAGGAACTTCCAGGGGAGCAGAGAGAGTGAGTATAGTAAGAACTAACTTAACTAGAAAAAGATATTAATGAATTTGACGTGCAAGTAAAAACTTTAACTAACTAATCAATTAAAGAAAAACCTCAGTACCAAAAAGGAAAAATACTGAGGTTAACAGCGATGTGAGGAAACTGGCAAACCTTTGATGAACTTTAATTTTCTTATGACTAGGGAGGATAAGTCTTTGATAAGAAAGAAAATATTATTGTTTGCACTTGCCAGCAAATCAAAATGAAGTGCTCACTATGCACTCATTCGATAACAGATGCAAGCATTAATTTTAATTTATTTTTCTGCTTGACATGATCTTCTCTATCTATATAGTACTGTATATTTTTATCTGACGTGCAAGTAAAAATAAATAACTTGGAGCATATGAAATGAAACTCAGAACTGCAATAAGAAAAGCAAGTCGTGTATTTATCACAGCATCATATGCAGGCACTCCTACTAGCTTTCAAGTATCCAAGACGGAAGTTAAACGTGTGCTTAGTGGATTTACTAATCTTATAGATGAAGATTTGAATGATGAGAATGTTTGGTCAATGGATGACGGTTGCTATTCATATTGGGAAGGCAATGATTTATATCTCAAGTTTGCATAAAAACTGCTGATCTTTGTGATTGTAAAATGAACTACTCTGAAATAGATAGACTAATCGAAAAATTCAGACTTACTCAAATAGACTATGTGAGATTTGATTGTCCTATATGCCAAGGAAGACGTACCTTTAATATAAGTGTATCTCAGGTAGACGATTCAATAGTTTATAACTGCTTCAAAGCAAACTGTCATGTGAAAGGAAGAATCAATTCAGATAATAAAAGACATAAGCTGACTAGAGTTGCTAGTTTCTTAAATAAAGAAGAATTAAAAAGTCCAGTGCAAATCAAAAATGAAGTTCCAAAAGTGCTAGGACACATAGGAAATCATCAAGAAAAAATTAAATTTTTAAAAAAGTATAACTTAGATTATAAAATATTAAACAACCTAAGATTACAAATCAGCTATGATCCAAGAAAACATAGAATATTATTTCAGAATAAATATTTATATACTAATTTCGCAATGGGAAGAACTTTATTCGATCAAATAAAACCTAAGTGGTTGGTCTATGGAGAAAAACCCTCTTTATTTGTAGTAGATAGTAGAATTAGATCTTTACAATCTTACAAGAGTATAGTTTTAGTTGAAGATGTATTATCAGCTATAAAAGTGACTCATTTAACCGATTCATTAGGAGTTGCTTTACTGGGCACTAGCCTGTCAGATAATGCAATTTTTAGCCTACAACAGTTGATAAAAGAGAGATTCTGGATAAATTCTATTTATGCCTGTTTAGATTCTGACGCACAAGTGAAAAATATAGAATTAGAAGCAAAGATAAAAGTTTACTTTCCAAATAAGAAAGTAGATTCGATTCATCTCAATAAACTTAATTTACATGGAGGAAAAGATATTAAAGACTTAGATGATACCACAATTAAAAATTTACTGGCTATATAATTAAGAGAGGTAATAAAAAAAAATGAAATGTAGAGCTATATTAAACATAGATTTTTTCCTGCCTGGACGGTGGGATAATAATCAGAGTGAAGAATTAATAAAATTTAGGAAATATTTAGAGGATGAGTTGGATGAGATTATCAACAAACAAATCTCTGATCCTACATCTCCTTTTAAATTTTTATATGAAATAGAAGAAGAAAGAAATGTAGTAGTTAGAGAAAGGAGAGGTAGAGGAACTGATTTAAGAGAGTGGACTTTAGTGAAACATCCTGCCAGAAGTAAAATTATAAGAAAAGAGAAGAAAAAACTGTATAAACAAAGATGTAAATACTAACGTCTAAAGTTGAATGAGGGAAAATGTCTGAGATCCAAAATATAGAAATAAATTTATTATCTAAACTTTTAGACAAACAAAATTATTTAGTAGTTAAGAACTATTTATCAAAAGAATTATTTAGTGAAGAATTACATGATCTTTATGAGTTAATAGTTGAAGGGTATGAAACTCATCCAACTCTAGAAAGACTAGACATAGAAGGATTATCTGCTTTAAACAAAATTAAAGATCCTTATCAGTCATTAAGTAAGTTAAGACTTTTTGAAAATATCCTTTTTGAATTAAATGATAACACTTTAAAGACTGAAAGTAATTCTTTAGCTAATGCAGAACTTTTAATTTCGTATGTACGAAGTCTAAACCAGCAGTTATTAGGGCAGCAGATAGCTTCGCTGGGTATGTCCTTCGCAAAAGGAAGTAAAGATGCTATAGATGAAGTTACTGACCTTCTAAATAAATATAATAATCTAGAAGATTTTCTGGATGAGTTTGGAGAAGAGACTACTCAGGACATTGATAAACTACTTGAAGAAAGTAGTAATAATAGTAGATTACAGTTTAATCTAGAATCTTTATCTAGAAATGTTTATGGGATAGGTAGAGGGGAATTTGGTGCTATATTTGCTCTTCCAGAGACTGGAAAATCAGCTTTTGCCTTGTATCTTTGTTTTGGTGAAAATGGTTTTGCCCAACAAGGTAATAAAGTTCTTTACTTAGGTAATGAAGAAAGAACTAGTAGAATGATGCTCAGAGCTATCTCTTGCTACACGGGATTGAACAGGGATGAGTTGGAATTAAATGTAGAAGAAGCTAGGGAAAAGTTTAATGAAATATCTGAGAATGTAATAATGAAAGATATACAGGATTGGACTTTACCTAAAATAGAGAAATACATAAATAAAATAGAACCTGCTGTAGTAGTTTTGGATCAAGGAGATAAAGTTACAGTTCATGGCCAATATTCCGCTTCACATGAGAGACTTAGAGAGTTATTCAAATCATTAAGAGAGTTAGCAAAACGTACTAATGTAGCTCTACTTACTGTGTCTCAAGCATCAGCAGATGCTAGAGGTAGAACCAGACTTACAGCTATGGATATGGAAGGAAGTAAAATTGGTAAATCGGCAGAAACAGATCTTATTATAGGTATAGCTAAAGCTGTGAACGATAATGAAGATGTAGAGGAGGATACTACTAGATTTTTAACTGTCAGTAAAAATAAAATTTCTGGTTGGCATGGAACTATTGTGGCCAACATAAATCCAGAGTTAAGTCAATATGGAGTTTGATTATGCCAGAAAAATTCAGTCAATTTTTATATGATCCTAAATTTTCTTTAAATGATGAGACTAAAATCACAGTCAATTTTACTAAAGAAGATTTACACAAAATTGAGCAGTATTCAAATAATGTGGTTGAGTTCCACGATAAGTTAAAGACAGGATGGAAAAATAAACCCTCATTAAAAGAATCTCTAGAATTAGGATACAGAGGGGAAATAGCTTTTTCTAAAATATTTAATTTGCCAATGAACGATCAGCTTACATTTGGTGACAAAGGAGTTGATTTTTGGTTTTATGGGTTATCAGTTGATGTAAAGACAATTTCTAAACTAGATCATAAATTAATGTTTACATCTTTAGAAGCGATAAAAGCAGATATAATAGTTTTGTTTTTTAGCTACTCAATAGAATCTGCGAGTATGCTAGGCTTTACCACTAAAGATGATTTACTTAATGATTTACTGCCTAAAGAGTATTTTGTAGAACTAGATATGGGATTTGGGCCTAGATTTTGTCTAGATAAAAAGTTCTTAAAATCTGTAAAAGAGTTACTTTACCATGACCTAGTTTTAAGAAACTCAGGTACGATATCTATCAGCCAAAAAAATGGAGAAAAGTTTATATACGAACCTATTTAAATTAACTCAATAAACTACTTATAGAACAAATTAAAATGAAAGAAATTATCCAGCCTAAATTTTTTATAGAAAAATATAATATAGTGTTTAACTGTAATTTTCCTACTTTGGTGATTGACTTAGAGACGACAGTAAAAAGAGATAAGGAAAGAGGAATTACAGATAACTCACCATACAACCCTGAGAATAAAATAGTTTCGATTCATTATTGTGTAGTTGAAAATACTGAAGAAGAAGTTTACAAAATAAATGAGCCAAAAAGTATTATCTTAAATCATAAAGATGTAGAAAAAGACCATTCATATTTTACGAAAGTGAATGAGGAGTTAAAAGAATTTCAAGAAGCAGTTAGTAGTTGTTTAGTCTGGTGTGCTCATAATAGTAAATTTGATTTGTCTTATCTTAGGCAAACTCAAAACTTACCTATTATGCCTGTATTTTTATGGGATACAATGGTTGTTGAGTACTTATTAGCTAGAGGAATGAAACTACCTTTATCCTTGGCTAAAACTGCTGTAAGGCGAAATGCTCCAGGTAAAAAAACTGATCTAGTCGATATATTATTTAAGAAGGGAGATGGTCTAGGCTTTGATGAAATCCCTTTAGATATTTTGATAGAATATGCTGAACAAGATGTTTTGACTACAGCGCATATCTACTTAGAGCAAAGAAGATTGATGGAAGAACAGAGGAATGTAGGTTTACAACCTCTAGTATATATGTGTAATGAATTCGCTAAAACATTACAGGAGATTGAAGGTAACGGTATATCAATAGATTTAGACAGATTGGAAGAAGTTGAAAAAGATTATGTAAAAGAGAAAGAAGAATTGTTGATTGGCTTAAATGAAATGTCTAAATTTTTGATGGGAGATAAACCTATTAATTTAAACTCAGGATCAGACATATCAGAACTAATCTATTCAAGGAAATTAGTAGACAAGCAATACCACAAAAGAATTTTTAATATCGGGTGTGACGAAAGAGGTAAGGCATTAAGACCACCTAAGATGAGCATCAAAGATTTTAGGTATGAAATAAGATCAAATTTCAATGTTATTAAAAAACAAAAAGCTGAACATTGTTCTTCCTGTAAAGGCAAAGGAAAGATTTACAAAATCAAGAAGAACGGAGAAAGGTACAAACGTGAAAATATATGTGGGGAATGTAGCGGAGAGGGGTTTATATATAACGATACATTAGAAACTGCAGGATTGAAACTCAGTCCTGATAATCCGAATGACTGTTCAGTTCACGGTTTTAAATCAGATAGAAAGACTATTGAAAAATTATTATCAAAAATAGAGATATGGGAAGATAGCCCAAAAAAAGATGTAGCTCAAAAATTTTTATCTTCATATATTAGATTATCTTCAATTAACACTTACTTAGAGAGTTTCGTTAAGGGCATAAAATATTGGACTAGACCTGATTCTTCTTTACTTCATCCTAATTTTAATCAATGCATAACCAGAACTGGAAGATTATCTAGTTCAAATCCTAATTTTCAGAATCAGCCTAAAGGCAGATTATTTCCGGTAAGAAAATGCGTGGTGAGTAGATGGGCTAATAGAGGAGGTAAAATTTTAGAAGCGGATTACTCAGGACTAGAATTTAGAATTGCTGGCGAACTTTCCAAAGATCCTCAAATTAAAAAAGATA